ATCTTTTATTTAGTGGTCTTCCCATTTGTTTTCTCCTTTAAAACGTTCTAGGTTTACGCAGTGGGTCAGTTCTGCATAAGTCCGCGAAGTGCGGCACGATTAATGACATTAGTATTTATCAATTACATTAAGTAGCGGCGTATACCTAGAGTGCGGGTTGCTCGATATAAGTCTATGGAAACTTTATTACTTTGATTTCCGCCTAAAATGTAATAGTATTCTGTATTGTTTATTATAGTAGTACTTAAATAAAATCCTACATGACCTTGCCATCCTTCATTTCCTCTTGGAAATATTATAAGGTCGCCTGGTATAGGAGTTTCAACTACTGTACCCCAATCTAGAAAACTTCTTGCTGTATAAGGATACTTGTGCAATGTGTTGTTAGGTATTCCGCTTTCAGTTAATACAGCATTAACAAAAGCAGCGCACCATTCTGTACGTTTAGGATCAACTCCTATATACGCTGCAAGTTCAGATCTGTGTGTATTTTCTGAATAGTTAATGTATTGTGATGCAGTTAGTGCAGGATTGCTATGTGCGTTAGCTGACTCAACACTATAGTCGCATGCAGATATTAGGAATATTAAAGATAAGAATAGTAGGATATTTTTCATACCCTGTATTTATCCATAAAAAAGGGCCCCCGTGGGAGCCCTTTTAATTTCACTGTGTTAGTAAAACTTTACTGGAAAGTTACACCATTAGCAATAGCAACGTTACCTAAGTAATCAGCTGCATTACCAAGCGATGAAGCAGTGTTGTTCAACTCAACATATCCATAACGTGTCATGAATGATACTGTTGGTTCGAACGTACCTGGATCAAGTACAACGCCTGAGCTCATTAGTGGGATATATGGGCAATAGAACGCTGCTGCGTCCGACTCACTTGCGCCTTTGTATCCAATAAGCACTGGTGCTGTATCAGCTGCATATGTGTTAACATATACTTTCATTGCATTGTTCAAAGTACCAACCATCTTAGTGTTAGTTGGAGCTTCAAATGTACCTTCAGTTGTTCTTGCGAACGCTGAAGTTGTAGCAGACTGTAGGATAGTTAGTGCAAATGGTGATACCACTGCCCAGTTACCTGCGCCTCTACGTGTACGCTGTGCAATCAAGTTACTTACGCGGTTGATTTGTACTGCTAATGCAGCATGCTCATCACCTACGAAAGTAGCTGTACCACTTACAGCAGTTTGGTCATAAGTTTGTGCAGCAGCGCCACTCAAAGATACTAGTGAACCAATTACTTCTTGGTCGATCTCAGCAGTAATCTCTTGTGCAAGAGCTGCCATGATTTCTGCTTCAACATCAATACCATGCATAGACTGTGCGTCTTGTGCAGCTTCAAACGTCCAGCGAGCTGACAATTTACGTGTCTTAGCTTCTACTGTCTGCTTCAAGATTTGAATTGACATTTTACGTCCAGCTGCACCTTCTAGTGCTGCTGTTGATGCTGCTTTACCAGCAGTTCCGTCACCGGAATATGCTTCAGCAATTTTGAATGGGCTTAGAGCCTCTTCGCCTGCTGTTACATCATTCAATGTGTTGGTAGCATCGTTAGTGTCGCTATAACGCACACGTAGTGTGTGAATTTGACCGACTGGTCCAGTCATTGGTTGTACACCAACTAATTCGTTAGCAATAACAGTAGGCATTACACGACGGATAACTGGTAGGATTACACGGTTAAGTGTAGCTACGTTACCTGCAGATGTTGCGCCAGCTGTTGCACTCTCAGACAAATATCTGCGAGTATTTTCTAGTGTAGCAGCCATTACGCTTTTCTTGTTGCCTTGCAGGCCTTCAAGAAGTGCGTTTTTGGTGTCTACCCAGCGTGATTCTAATAGTTCTGACATCATTATCTCCTTAATTTAATCCAGCAAGACGACGTATGTCTAATACATTAGATTCGTCTGCTTTAGTTGTCATTTTTGGTTGTTCCGTACGGTTGCCTGTGATTTCTTTGCCTTCTGTAAGGGGTGCCTTACGCTTTGCTGGAGTATTTCCGTCAATAACTGATGGTAAGTACTTGTCAAAAGATTTTTGAAGTCTATCGGTTTGTACTGATTCCAGTAAGTCTGTCATAATCTCACGCTGATATTTGCCTAGTGGCGAAATCAACGAAGTCATAATCTTTTCTCTCTTTGCTGACTCAACTAAACGAGATTTCTCTTTGTTTGCTGATTCTGCAAGTGTTTTAGCTTTAGTAGCAAATGCTTTCGCTTCTACTAATTGCCTATCTTTAACATTTAATACGTCCATAAGTTTATTAACTTCTGAATTTTCATTCAAGTGCGAAGTTGTATACTCATTAGCAAATGCTTCAAATATCTTACGACCAAAGTCGTTGCTTCGTGCTGCGTCAATATCTTCTTTCAATGCGTGGATTTCACCTTTAAGTGATTTGCCAACCATTTCAGATACTGCTGTAGCACTTCTTTCGATAAAGTTAGTTTTAACTTTTGCGAAGTGTGTTTTAGCTTCACGTACAAGGCGTACCTTGGTTTCAGCTAAGTCTTTCTTGTCTTCATTGAATTCTGCAATTTCACCTGCTAGAGACTCAACAACAAACTCTTCAAGCTTGGCATATGATTCAGCCATTACTTTCTTGTCTGCTCTTAGTTCTTTAATTTCAGTTGCTAAGTTCTCAGCAACGAAACCCTTCAGTAGATCAGCATTTTCACGCATTGCAATAGCATATTTTGCTTTTGCTTCTGCGAGCTGCTTGCGGTCATCCGCAAACTCTGCAATCTCTTCAGCAAGACGCTCAGATAGCATTGAGTCGATAGCTTCAACCATAGTTGACTTATCGTGCTCATACTTTGAAGCAAATTCTTCACGTAACTCAGCAGTTGCCTGCATTTTGTTTTCCTGAATCTTTGATTCCCAAGCTTCTTCTATTTGATCTCTAATTTCAGTTGAAACAACGTCATTTTCAAATAGAGTTTTTAGTGCATCTATCATTTCTTTCTCCTGTTTCATTGGAGTTTACTAATCATACTGATTAGTGATTCCTTAAGATACTTTTGTGCCTTTATGTCGTGCTTTGTTGCCTGTGCTAGTTCCCATGCCTTCATTCCACCTCGTGCATTCATAAGTGTCTCATAAATTGGAGTAGGATATGCACCAGGGGCGCTAGGCTGAGCCACAACGTCCACAGTGATTATTTCAAAGTCAGAGACGGTATTGCTACCGTCTTCTGCTACATTACCGCTACCACGTGACGAGACACCTAGTTTAACGCCTGCTTCAAGCATCGTTTTAACTAGGTTTCCCATCGGTGTTGGTAAAATTTTCAACTTGCCGTAACCGTTATCACCTTCCATCCACGTTTCCGTGATCATATGGCTTACACGATCAATATTAATGTTAAGTCCTTCTGGATGATCTACTTCTCCGAGAACACTGTATCCTCCAGTAATTTGATCATTGAGAGTTTTGACAGCCCTGCCTATTTCACTTACAGGATACACTCGCTGATTAGCATTGCGAACGCCACCTTGGATCATAATACCTTTTAAATAAAGGTCTTTCCCCTCGTTGGCACCCTCAAGTACTATATTAGCTTGGTCGAATGTCAAATGCTCTCGTAGGTTTATCATCTAGTTTTCCTTAACCTTGCTTACTTAGCTCGCTTGCTTAACTTGTTTAGAGTTGAACCAGCTGCTTTGTCAGCAGTTTCGCCAGCGCCTTTTTTCTCTGCGCCATGCCCTGCAGGAACAGTTTTACCTGCTTTTGCAGCCTTGCCACCAGGAACGTTAACGTTACCAGTACCAATGTCTTTTGCGTTTTGATCGTTTAAAGCATTGCCTGCAATCTTCTTGCCTGCGCCTGTTTCTACACCAGCATCTGTGCCAGCTTGATTCAAGTTACCTGATGTGCCGCCCATGTTGTTTGGCTTTGCAACTGCTGATGCATTGTTTGCACCGTTGTCGCCCATTGTAGCACTTACTTTTTCTACGTACTCACGCATTGTTTCTGATGCTGACTTTTCGCCTTCTTCAACTTCTTCGTCAGTTGCTTCTTCGTCTGCTGCTTCAAAAGCCATTGCTTCTTCTTCTGGCTCTTCAGCATCCATGTCCATGTCGTCTTCTGCATCGTCGTCAGCTTCTTCGCCATCGTCTTCGCCTTCGTCGTCACCAGCCATCATTTTTTCAAATTCAGCTTTTAGATCATCTAATGCATCTTCTAAGTCTTCTACACGATCTTCAACGTCTGCATCATCTTCTGCATCGCCCATATCGTCGTCGCCTTCTTCACCTGGCATCTCCATGCCTAAGTCATTAGCTAAATCGTCTGTTTTGTCGCCACCAAACGGCTCGTCGTCTGCTTCAACTTCAAATGTATCTAAGCTAAAGTTTTCGTCTAGGTCTTCGTCTGACTCATCTACTTCTTCATCATCAGCTTCGTCTAGGTCTTCGTCTGACTCATCTACTTCTTCATCATCAGCTTCATCAACTTCAGCTTCGTCTTCTAGTAGTGACTCATAGATATCGCGTGATTTCTCAACTACGATCTCGTGAAATAATTCTTCTGCTGCTGCCTTGTCTTCGTTAACAAGTAGCTCTAGCATCTTCTCAAATTTATTTTGATCTGACATTTTTAACTCCTATAAATGTTTAGTTCGCACAGGCAAAGATACATGTGCGGGGCTGTCATATTGTATTTACTATTTATACAGAAATGTATGTAGAAATAGGCCCAAAACGACTCGTTTTCATAAATTTATGAAAACTTAAAGATTTTTTTAAATTCTTCAACATTAATATGTTCTAAATTGGGTATTTTTTTAAACTCTTTTGGAATAAAGCCATTGTCTCCTAACACACGTATATATCTCTTTTGAGAATATTTTTGGCAAGTAATCATAGTTTGCTTTGTCCAATTACCGTGATATGTTGCACGTTCGTGACTTTTTTTATAGTTAGGTGTATCAGCATATATGTTATTAATTTTATCATCAATGCCTTGATAGTCAAAACCAAATATATAAATGTCTTGTGTATCGTGTGTACTAGCAAGCCATAGCGCAGTAGGGCCACTACTCCACCCTTTACTAGGGTTAAAGAAGTTAAACCCATTCATACCATTAAAAGAACGATTAGGATTAGTCCATACTGAATGACTATGCTGATAAGCTGCTTTATTAATTTCCAAAATCATTTTGGTATCGACTGCAACTAAAAAGTCTGGGTCAAATTCTCTGTATAATGCATTACAGCCGTATACAGTTCCTTTGTCGTTTAGTTGATTTAGATCGATTGACTTTCGGCTAGTGCCATTACCTAGCACAAATGCTGTTTTTATCAATTATTAAACTCCGCCTGCCTCTGCGTTTGCTGCTATACCATACATTTGCTTGACGAACTCTTGTTCTTCACGCTTTTCTTCTGTATGTAGCTCAGATGCTTTGCGGATACGATTGATTTGACTAAGAGTCAATCTTGTTTTACGAGTATCGTCTTTTTGCATTGGCGAATCGTCATAGTCTGCTTCGTAGCGTTTATCGTCTACAAATTCAACAGTTTCACGGTCGTGATAAAATAATTCTCTTAGTATCATATTGTATTTATATCGTTTGCTCAGTTCCTGCTGCCGGAGCACCAAGTTCTTGCCCTGTAACAGTTTCTGGTCCCGTACCATCGCCGCCTTCAACTCCGTCAACGTCATCAGGAGCTTCGTCTTCTAATCCACCTAAGTCTGCGCCAATACCTGCACTACTAATTCCTGCATCGCGCATTTCTGCACTTGGATCACCTGGCAACGGCTCTAGATTCTCTTCATTCTCTTCGCGCCACATACGTTCGTTCTCTGCAATCTCTTCATCGTTCATACCTAAGAAGCGTTTCATAGCAAAGCGATTTGAAAGATAAGGTATTGCACTCATTTGTGTAAATGTTGGAATACGTGCATTATCAATTTCAGCTTGTCTGTAACTTGCAAAGTTCTGTGGTGGTTGGAATTTAAGATCAAACATTGCAGTATCAATGTTTACGCCTTTTTCTAACAAGTAACGTTTAAACTCTGTGTCAAACTCTTCGACAATTAAGTTTTGTAGTCTTTCACAGTAAGTGTTAAATCTTAACTCTTGTATGTAGGCTGTGCCAACTCGTCCATCATTGTACTGAGCACCACTGTCCTCAGCCCCGGTTGGTAGATAGCTGCTAGGGATTCGTAAACCACGTACGAGCTTATTAGTAAAATATCTAAGGTCATCAATTTCTCCAAGGTTAGTACCGCCTGGTAATGTTTCAACTTTTGATCCAC